GTGGGTCAAACAGTTCATTGAGGCTGAATGGGGTTACAGTATCGCGGGCAAACCAGTGGTGCCCACGTTCAACGCCGACATGCACGTCTCGCCGTCACCCCTGAAGTTTGACCCCATGCAGCCGATCGTCATTGGGTTCGATCCCGGCCTTGGTGGCAGTGCGTTTATCTTCGGGCAGGAAGATTTGCACGGCAGGCTGCGGGTGTACGGTGAGCTGATTCAGAGCGGGATGGGGGCCGAGCGGCTCATCAGCGAGCGGTTGAAACCGTACCTGCGGCGGAGGTTCCCCAACGCACGAGTCATTATTGCGCCTGACCCGGCAGCGGCCAACAGGGGTCAGAGCGATGAGAAATCCGTGGTGGACGTGCTGCGCAAACACTTCGACATCAAGTACGACACCAACAACCGGCTGGCGCCCCGGTTGGACGCTATCGAGCACTACACTGCGAGATTGACGGATGTTGGGCCGGCGCTCCTCATTGACGGGCGGGAATGTCCGGTGCTGGTGCGGGCGCTCAAGGGGGGCTGGCGGTTCGTGCTGGACCCCAAGCGGGACGTCATCAAGGGATCGGAGCCGGAGAAGAACCACTACTCGCACCCCGGTGATGCGCTTGGTTATCTGGCACGACATTACGCTAAACTTGCTGAACGGGCCGAACGTTACGGCGGGCGTGTGGTAGGATTCAAACCACCCGTCCAGAGCGGGTCTGGCTACCACTTCAGGTAAATACCATGCAAGCTGAACTGACACCCCCGCAAGACCTGCTCGTACCGGCTCCAGAGACAGCGCCGGTTGCAGTCATCAAGGCCGACGATCTCCGGGCGCTCGGCAACAAGTTGTCCGGCCTGTTCACGCAGTATGTCAGTGACCGCAGGGTGGCTGAGCTGAAGTGGATGCGCAACCTGCGACAGTATCTCGGGCAGTATGACCCGGAGATCGAGCGTGACTTGTCGGTCAACCGGTCGCGGGCCTACCCTCGCATCACACGGGTCAAGTGCATCAGTGTGTTGTCACGTGTGATGAACCTCATGTTCCCCGGCAACGAGCGCAACTGGGAACTGCAGGCCAGCCCCAGTCCGGACCTGTCGCCGCAGGCTGTCCTCGCGGCGATGAAGCAGCTGGCGGATACGCGCATGGCCAGTGGTGGCAATGCGCCGCTGACGGACGACGACGTCGAGATGGTGGTGATGGAGCTGGCGCAGGACAAGGCCGAGAAACTCGCGACTCAGATTGACGACCAGCTGCAGGAACTGGGTGGTGACCAGTCGCTCGACCACATCGCACTCAATCGCAAAGTGGTGCAGAGTGGGATTATGTACGGTCTTGGGGTATTGCGTGGGCCGTTCGTGACGTCGACACAGAAAACCAAGTGGGGCATCGATACGACGACAGGCATCCCGGCACCCAAAGTGTCCACCCAGTACAAGCCGACGTTCGAGTTTTTGCCAGTGTGGGACTTTTATCCGGACATGAGTGCCAAGACGTTACGGACCATGGACGGGTATTTCATCCGGCTGGTCATGTCGCGGCACCAGTTGCGCAAACTGGCTGACCGGGCGGACTTTTTCGGTGAGATCATCAAGACGTACCTCAAGACGACAGGTCAGCAGGGGAATTACAAAGCTCAGCCGTTCGAGGCCGAGTTGCGCACCATGGGTGTCAAGATCAATGTCAACGAACAGAAGGCCGAGACGACCAAGTACGAGGTAATTGTGTGGAATGGTCCCGTCAGTGGACATTTCCTGCAGCTGGCCGGCGTGGACGTACCGGAAGACCGCATGGCGGACGACCTCGATGCGGAAGTGTGGATGGTGGACAACAATGTCATCAAGGCCGACATCAACCCATGGCGTAAACTCGGAACGGACGTGCAGACCATCCACACGTTTCTGTTTGACGAGGACGACACCAGTCCCATCGGCAACGGGTTGCCCAACGTGATGCGGGACAGTCAGATGTCAGTGGCGGCAGCGGCGAGAATGCTGCTGGATAACGCCAGTGTGGTCTGCGGACCCAACCTTGAGCTGAATACCGAGCTGCTACGGTTAGATCAGGACTTGACCAGTGTGCACGCGTACAAAATCTGGTATCGGGAAGGTATCGGCATGGACGCACAACAATCTGCGGTGCGGAACGTGCAGATCGACAGCCACATGGACGAGTTGCTCAAGACGATCGACCTGTTTATGAAGTTTGCGGACATGGAAACCTTCGTCGGACCAGCCACTGGCGGCGACATGGAGAAGGGACCGAGCGAGCCGATGCGGACTGCTGCCGGCGCCTCGATGATCCGTAGCGACGCGGCGTTGCCGTTCAAGGACATCATCCGCAACTTCGATACGTTCACGCAATCCTACATTTCGTCACTGGTATGGTTCAACCGCAAATTCAACCCTTCGCCGGAGACGGAAGGGGATTACAACGTGATCGCTCGGGGCGCTACCAGCCTGATTGCCAAGGAAGTGCGAGGTATGCAGCTCGACCAGTTGGCGGCTACCATGACACCTGAAGAGAAATTGCACGTTGATGAGCGTAAGATGGTTGAGCAACGGTTTGCTGTGCGTGACCTGAGTGGTATGCTCGTCAGTCCGGCAGAAGCCGAGCGGCGCAAGGAAAGCGCGGCTGCGGAAGCTCAGAAACAGTCGCAGCAGCAGGAAGAAATGATCGCGGCGGAAGTCCGCAAGACGCTGGCCGAGGCGTTCAAGAATATCTCGCAAGGCCAGAAAAACGCGGCGAGTGCCGAGGCGACACAGGTACAAGCTACACTGAACATTTTGGAAAAGGGGCTGACAGGTGGAACGGAAGCAGGAAATGGCGGTGCTGCTGGCGGCGGTGCAGCAAAGCCGCAACAATCACGACGTCCAGCAGGTAGTACGGCTGCTTGACCTGATGTACGAGGAAGCCAAAGATGCACTGGTGGCCTGTGGGATGGACATGTTCGAGGCGGCGCAGTCCAAGGCCCAGACCATCGCGCATATTCGTAACAAGTTGTCACAGCCCAGCATGGCAGAAGCGCAAGCAATTTATCGTAAGCACAACCCGATTCAAGGAGAGTAAAACATGCCCCCGGAAACACAGCAGCAACAGGATGATCTTGATTTTACCGCTGCGTTCGCGCAGTTTGGCACGGATGAAGTTCCTGCCGTACCTGTAGCGCAGGCACCGGAAACGCCGGAGACGCCTGAAGTTTCGGAGACCCCCGAGACGCCAGAAACGCCTGAAGTTCCGGAGACCCCCGAGACCCCCGAGACCCCCGAGACGCCAGAAACGCCAGAAACGCCTGCACCGACCGATCAAGACCTGTTGGCTCGCCTCGCGGAGCTGGTTAAGCAACCGCCTGCACCGAAAGCTGCTGAACCCGAGGTTCAACCAGCACCTGAGCCAGAGGCGGACATTTACTCCGCCGATGAAAAGACGCTGCTGGCCGAGTACGAGAAAGACTGGCCGGACGTGGCCAAGGCTGAGGCACTGCGTCGGCGCGGGGAGTACCGCGATCTGGTGAACCACGTGTTCCGTGAAGTGGCTAAGGAACTTGGGCCGCTGTCACAGACGCTGAAGACATTGGCTGAGCGCACACACCTCAACGACTTGCACGAAAAAGTGGAAGATTACGACGATGTGCGTGACAAAGTGATCGATTGGGTAAATAATCAGCCCACCTACTTGCAAAACGCGTACAAACACGTTATACAGCATGGAACGCCGGATGAGGTTGCTGATCTGGTGACGAGGTACAAGAAGGAGACGGCGCCGGATACACCCACGACGCCGGCTCAGAAAACGGAAGCTGAGCTGCCTACGACGACCAAACAAGCGGTCGCAGCGTTGGCCCCAGTCAGTTCCAAGCGGTCTACGATTGTGCAGGCTGACGATCCGAACGATTTTGAAGGTGCGTTCGCAGCGTTTGCCAAACAGGCGTAGCCACAAGGGTATTTTGGAAACTTTCTAGGAGATTCACATGGCTCAAGTTACTGGTTACGGCGATATTAGCCCTGCCGTTGCAGCATATTCCGTGGTTCGCATGCTCAAGCGTGCGATGCCTTACCTGCATTTTGAAAAGTTCGGTCAGACCTATCCTCTGCCGACCAACAGCACGAATACCGCCAAGTTCCGTCGTTACTTCCTGTCCGGCGCCACTGGCTCGGCAGGTACTGGTACCGGCGCGTACTACGTGCCCGTTGCCACGACCCCGCTGGTCGAAGGTGTGACCCCGGCTGGCTCCAAGCTGGCCAACCAAGACTACACGGTCACCCTGAAGCAATATGGCGACTACGTCACCATCACTGACGTCATTCAGGACACGCACACCGACTCCGTGCTGCAGTCTGCTACCGACATCCTCGGTGAACAGGCCGCACTGACCGTCGAGACCCTGCGGTTCAACATCCTGAAGGCCGGCACCAACCTGTTCCGCGCCAACAGCGTTGCCGCACGTAACCTGATTATCACCAAGCCTGTCGACGGCGACTTGCGGCGTGTCGCGACCTCGCTGAACCGCCAGAATGCCAAGAAGATCACGCAGGTTGTTGCGTCCAGCCCGGACTACAATACCAAGTCGGTTGAAGCGGCATACATGGCCATCTGCCACCCTGATCTGGAAACCGACCTGCGCGGTCTGACCGGCTTCAAGCCTGTCGCCGACTACGGCCCGCATACCACCCCGTTCGAGGGTGAGATTGGTTCGTTCGAGCAGATTCGCTTCCTGACCTCGACTGTTGCGGCCCCCTACGCCGACCTCGGCGGTACGGCAGTGACCAATAGCCTGCGCTACACCACGG